ATGGCCAAAACCTACACCATTGAGATGCTCTCCGACGAGCTGGATATGGCCCTCAGGCTGATCAAGAGCGGCCACCCGACGCTGTTGGAAGCGAAACACATCACCCAGCACTTCCGAGAGGTCTTCGTCGAACCTGAGTTGTTCCCGAACGATACAGGTGCAGCGCAGAATGTCGCGAGCCGTTTGGCCGTCATTCAAGAGCTGGAGTTGGCTCTAGACCGCGTGCATGGGCTCGGCGTATCCCCAAAAACTCGTTTGAGAGAAGTCCCGTTCCTAGACACTGCGCTGCGCCACTCGCTGGACGAGGCAGTAGCAGGGCGGCCAGGTGGCATATCGTTCCGGTGATCACTGCCCGGCGGACTGCCGGTCAGCCTGCAGAATCACCTGGCAGGCACCGATCTGTCGGGCGACGTCGTCGGCTTCGGCAGCGAGCCGGAGAGCATCTTCTCCATGCGCTGCAAGAAAGTCGGCTGGCGCTTCACCATCACGTCCGCCGGCGCCGGAGGCAGCTGCGGGCAGATTCCCGGCGCCGGCGGCAAGTTGCTGGTCGCGCAGCCTGAGCTGAGCACGCAGACGAGCAACAGCGTTATCCAGATCTTGTTTCCCATCTTCCTTCCCCTTCTCATATGCGGCCGCCGCCGCGGCATCGCTCGCGGCAACGGCATGTTCAACGCGGCGCGCGCTCTGCACGGCCACAGTGACGCCACGGGCTGCGGACGCATCAGCGCGCGCGGCGGCCAACGCCGGCTTGTCGATGGTGCCGCGCAGCCAGACGCCGGCGGCAACCAGCCCAGCGACCAGCACCAGGCCGGCCACTACCTTCCAGTTCCTCAGCAGCCACATTTCACACCCCCGGTTTGTCGGTAGGTACGGCCGGTTCGACCTCCGGGTCGGCGGCGGGCAACACCTTTAGTTCGGTAGCCACCTCGGCGCGCAGCTTGTCGGGCAGGGCAGCCATCAGCGCGCCTCCCAGTACCACGCCGCCTGTCAGGATGGCGGTTTGTTGCCCCGGCTCCAACTGAATGCCGACGCCGGTAGCGATGGCGATCAGGCCGGCCCAGGAACTGGGCTCGTTCATGCGGGCGACGATGTAGGCGAGGAGTTTTTCCCAGTTCATGGCTTGTCCTTTATGCGGCTTTCGCGTTTTCGGGGTGATTGGAGTGCGCGGCTTGCAGCTCATCGGCTGCAAACACGAAACCGGGCACGCGCGGGAAGGCCTGGAAGATCCAGACCGGGAATGTCAGGGCATGGATGCCGTGGTTCTTGTGCCGGTGGAACTTGCTGTGAAGGACCAGCATGTTCTGGATGCTGTCGACGAACAGCTCTGGCTTGGCCGGATCGAACGCCGCCCAATCGAAGCCGCGCAGCTCGGCCAGCTTGCATAGCGCCCACAGCAGCGAGTCCTTGGCCGCGAAGGTTTTGCCGGTCGGCTGGTCGGTTTCCAGGTCCAGCACCGGCAGCTCGGTGACCTCGCCGGTGGCAACGCCCTTGACCACGCGCCAGTCGACTCCACCGGTAAATGCCCACTCGATGGCCAGGTGGTGGTACTCGGTGCCTTCGGTGTGGCCGGAGATTGCGCACGGCAGCTTGGCTTTGTGGCCGGCGGCCTTGGTGGCTTTGAAGGTGTGCGACTCGGTGCGCGGCGGGTGGTCCGGGTAGTAGACGTCCTCGCTCAGGGTGTCGACGTGCTCATGCTCATTCGCCGGCGTCATTACACCCTTGGCCAGCTCGACCATGCGGTGGTGATCGACGGCCGGCATCGTCTGCATGGCATCGCCAACGCAGCGGCTGCAGGCCTGGTCGATGTCCAGGCCGTGGCGGCATTTATCCATGTGCTGCTCCAGAAATGACGATGCCCGCGCGCGGCGGGCATCTGGTATCGGTGGTTGGCTCAGGCAGGAATGGCGCGCAGTGCGGCGGTGTAGAGCGTTTTGCGCTGAGTCAGGCCATTCGTGCCGCCATTGACCTTGCGGGTCACGGCGGTCATGTCGCCTGTGTCGGCCAACTGGTTACAGGCGTTGGTCGCCCACCACCAGGCGGCGGACATGGCTGCATTCACAGGCTGTTCCAGCAACTCGGGGTGGGCGATCAGGCTCAGTCCTAGCGCCTGGCCTGCTGCCGTGTAGCCGTCCTTGCCGGTGATCTGGATCAGCCCGCGCCCACGGAACCGCCATCCGTCATCACTCGCCGGCGGACCGTTGCCCATGCGGCAGGCGTAGACGATGTTTGCGATGACCTCCGGTTTGCGCGCGGCGGCGGCAGCGGTAGCGGCGGTGAACCGACTGGGCCAGGTGGCCAGCAGGCCCGACGCCGAGTAGTTGAGGTTTTCCACCTCCGCGGACAGCGCGGCACTCTCGACGCCGACGGTCGCAAGGAAAGCGGCCAGCCGCTGGTGGCTGTTGATCTGGTACTTGTCGCATGCGGCCTGCAGATGCGGCAGCCATGCCGCGGCGCGCGCGGCCGGCGCGCCGGTGCCGGCGGTGATGATGGCGATGGTCAATTGCATTTCAGGCTCCTTTTTTCCAACCCCAATAGGCCAGTAGCAGGATGCCGACAATCAACCCCTTCCAGGCCCATCCCAGCACCGCGCTGCCGACGTTTTCCCGCAGGCGCTGAAACGCTCTATCAAGGACGGCGTCGACGTCTGCGTCCGTCAGGGTGCGATCTTGGTTTTCTTCCATGAAGGCCCTCCATTGGGCGCAAAAAAGCCCGCGCAGGCGGGCATTCGATTTAAATCACCAGGCTACTCAGCTGTTTGTGCTGCTCGAGTTAGACCACGGTAGCGACGCCTGGAAATCGACAACACGCTGGTCGGTATCGGGTATCTCAGCCTGATTCGGGAACGTTTTGGAGTCCTGCGGACAGCAAAATATCGACACAACTTTTTTTTGCGTCGAATCTGCAAATTGAACGAACGCCATGCATCCCCCTTAGAATGAGTATCCATTGATAAATATCGTGAACGAAATCGTTCCGCCAGAAACCGTCGCCAAATAGCATATTGATTGCGTGGTTCTGATTCGTAACCCAGTGAATGCTACGGTTTCAGCTGCTGCCGCATTCACAGCCAAGAAGAACGGGATCAAACCTACCTGATTTGTGGACGGGCTGAGTTGTACAGTCGTATTCGATGCGGCGCTCGATCCGTAATTGACAAATCCAGATACAGATTTTGCATTTGCAGGAACGGCAGACGATATCGATATTGCTGTCAACGATGGTTGTTGCGTTGATCCAGAGATTGCGGTTATTGATGAAAACACCACATCTCGCCCAGTCAGATTGCCGGCTATAAATCTCCCTGAGCTATCTGTTGGATATACCGCTATCAATGCTGATGCGGTGTAACTACCAGGGTACGAATTGGGATAAATTTCCGTGGCAACGCCAGATGTTGCATTCACCGCACGAATTGTCGCGGTACGCGCAATCGGGTTGTATAGCAAATACAAGGCGACGAATCCGGAAGTCGGTGCCGTACCGGAATCCATACCACCGTCGCCGGTTGTCGCCAGATTTACCGTCAGGTTTATATTTGCTACGGCATATTTCAATCCGCCCAATGCCGATTCGACAATAATCTCATCCGCTTTGAACGTCGCGCTAGAGCTTGCGGTATCAACAGGCATTGACGCATTTCGGCTCATTCCTACGATGCCAGCAATCTGACCCAGCGTTGCGCCATGCGCAGATTGCGTACCAGCACTAAAAGTGGCGGTCCCATTTACTTGCAGCGTAGACCCGGTCCCATCGTCGGTCGATCTGGCTAAATACGTCTTGGTTCCAGACGTCGGTACAAAGAAATTTCCGCTATTATCTGTTTTGAATCTGTTTATGCCGGCTACGCCGTCATTCATACCAGATTCACCGCTGGACAATAGATAGAGATTAACTTTTTTACCGGACGACTGCATGATCATGTCGCACTCGGTTGCTGCACTAACGGAAATGATTCCATTAACCTGCAGCGCCGCTCCTGTTCCATCATCCGATGTTTTAGCTATATACGTTTTCGATCCCGCTGTTGGCACGAAAAAATTGCCATTAACATCGGAGTGAAACCTATTTATGCCAGATGTTGCATCGTTTAAACCTGCCTCTCCAGTGGGCAGCATATACCAAGCTGCGCGATGACCAGACGACTGCATTACAACGTCGCATTCGCTGGTATTTGACGTCGAGCCGAGCGTAGTTACTGGGCCAAGGGTTGGATTTACACTACCACTACTTAGTTGTCCTAGCGTTACTGACATAATGGCAGATTGGTAATTTGCCAGAATTGTTGCGGTGGTTCCGTCATCAATTACAGACTGCCCGGTATTCGCCGTTACGAATGCGGCAATAACGGCGGACATAATGCTAGATTGACGCCATACTTTGTTCAATTGTGCTGACGGTGCGACACCAGTTTGAAACCCATTGGCTAGCAATGATGTCATGGATGCATATTGAGCTTGGGTTATAACATTGGCGCCAGACCCGGCGGAAAATGTCAGAAAATCATTTTGAGGGGTAGTCATTTACGCTCCATAAAGACGCGAAAAAAAACCGCCATATGGCGATTTATGTTCTGATGATTTATCTAGCGCTAGGACGGGACGCCGAATGATCCGGTGTCAAAGCCTGAGATATATTGGTTTTCAACGTCAAAACCAAATAGTGGTGTTCCGCTGACTGATGCGAAATAGTAGTTTGCTCGTACGGTGGCCGGCTTTAGAGGGAGGTACCCGCCTGACAGAAGTGCTTTGAACACAGCGGATGGTGAGATTCCAGACACCCCGATGGTAATAGTCATGTCTCCGTTATCCTGGATAAACACGTAGGTGCCGCCATTAAATATGCTATTGAGAATGGCAGCTGATGATCCCAACGTTCCGTCCCAGCTATTTGCACCGATTTTTGCCCTGATCAGTAATCGGTATGTTTCGTCATCCAGGCTAGTCAGCCCGGTGTCTGGATCGTACGGACCTTTCCATGAGCCCTGGTCAAACCCGATCCCTGGCGTGTCCAGCGAAAAATAGACGTGCTGCAGCGGCGCGCTGATTTGTCGACCAATGCCAACCCATGCGCCGACAGCATCTAACTGGGAACCGATGGCGTGATCAAGGTCGTAGCTGGCCGGAATGCTGGCCAGCAAGTTCTGCAGGTCAACAAACGGCTGGCACACCCCTTGCACCATGGCCATGAATCGTGGCGCAGAGGCGTGCTGGGAGGTGATCAGTCCGGTGTACTTGCTCACGTCTTCCATATCAGGTCACCGTGAGGGTCACGTTTGCCGTTGTGCACGTGGCCTGTTCATTGAATGCGATCGGCACGTCTGGCGAACCGGCGCCGCTCGTGCGAGACAGGGCCACTGACAGAATTTTGTAGGTGTTGCCGAGACCGGTGTTTTTGGCTGCGGCGAGCGTTGCATCCCACTCAACGGAGTTGCTCGGGCCGCCGCCGATGCCTGTTCCCGTGATGTAGGAAATGATGCTTTTGATGATCTCGCCGCCCGTAGACGACGTGTATCCAGCCAGGGCTTTGATGGAGACAGCGACAGAGATCGGCACTTGGATAGGGCGAGAAAAGTTGATCGGATGAGGGATGCCGTACACGTCGCTCACGGTTACCGTCGTGTTTCCGTATGTCCCGCCACCTGGCACTTTCTTCGCCGCGATAGCTGTTGCGATGGCTGTGGCATTACCGCCGGCAACTACCAGGGCAATCTTGTTTCCAGGAATGCCATTCCCGTCCGGTACGCCAGTGTCGTTCTCGTATGCAGCAACAAGGGTTACGCCCTGCACCGCAGACACTGCCCCTATGATGCCGGCCAGTACAGTCAGAGACGGCAGCGCGGTGGATGTCGCTTGTCTAGCTCTCAAAGCCGAGTCGTTCTCGACCGGATTGCCGGGCGTGGCTGCACCTGGGTTGCTGGCAGATTGCCACCCACGCGTCGGCGTGGTGATCTGATTGACCGAGCCTGGCAGTGCTTGCACCGCCCCGACGGTGGAGCATGTCGCAGTGGCGGTGATCGTTCCCGCGGGGGGAATCGTCACGGTTGCAGGCAACTGCCACTGGTTGATACCGTCGCTGACGATGCCGTTGGTTATCGTCGTCCCGGCGACGCCAATGATTTGGACGTCAACGGTGGAGTTCGACGGGGCCAGCCGCGCCAGGCCGTTGATTTTCACCATGCGCGAAAGACCTGACCCTTGCGCCGTGGCGGGGGAGAAGGCGTTGAACACAGCGACACATGCGGCATTACTGTCGTTTATTGCGCTGGCGATGGCGGCCACGAACTGCCCGTCTTTCGAGTCGTTCCCGAGATAGACGTCGCTGCCGTAGATGTTCCAGTAGATGGCCTGCAGTCCGGACAGCACGTCGGCGAATGTCGGCGCGCTGATTCCGGCCGGGCCAATGGTCGGAGCAAGACTCATCCTATGGTCTCCTGTATTGGCAGGGTGCCGTAAACGGTATCGATCGTTGCGGAGATGGCCAGCTTGCGGCTGTTTCCATCAAACTGGCTGCCATATGCGACGATCGAAGTGACGCCCATCGTGCCCAGTATCCGGGCGCGTAGTTGAGCGTCGATTGCTGTTTTATTTGTCTGGCCCAACCCATCGGTCGACCATGGTGTGCCATCCGAGGTATCGAGAAACCAATCACCAAGCCACAGCGCAAGCCGCGTCCTGACGGCTTGAGCCACAGCCTCCGCCTGGTTGACGTAGAAGTCGCCTCCAGTGCCAAAGGTGTAGTCACCATCGTCCTTGCGGTATTGCATTTCAGTTCACCGTCCCAGAGTTTCCACTGCCAGGCTGCACGCCTTTGTGGGTGTGCCCGTCATCGATTTTCTTACCGTTTGCGAATACCTGGCCGATGAACTGGAATGTCCCGGTAATCACCGCTGCGGCGCCGGTGGCGGCACTCCCTACCATGCCGGCCAGGAAGGTCAGCAGCCCCTGGATGGTGACGGTGCCGCTGAACAGGCTGGCAGGGGCATCGACCTCAAACCCACCTGGCGCAACGATCTTCACTTTCTCGGTGGCTGGGTTCAGGTCGATGTAGGTGCCGCCATCGTTGCTCCGCAGCTGCACAGAGCTGGTGCTGATCCCGCCGATGCGCTGTGCCTGGCTGAATGGACCGGGCAGGGCGAAACCATCAGACAGGTCATGCATGCGCATTTCCATAGGGATCTGCACGCCGCCGGACTGCCACCAGGCATCGATGCAGCGACTGGAGAAAACGACAAGGCATTCATCGCGGGGCAGAATCGGGAAAGTCAGCGTGGCGCCTCCGCCGCGCGGGAATACGACAGGCACGTCTAGCAGCAAGGGCAGGTTGACGGCCTTCGCGCTGCCGTCTGGTTGCCTGACGACTCCCTGGATGGCGGGCTGCACCACCACGGTTACCGCCACCGGGTCGAATGACTGGATTACGCCGGGCAGTGCCGTCCACACGCCGGCCAGCGCGCTATCGATGGCGAGCGAGATGGCCTGCTGCTGGTCGCCGATCCGCTCTTTGTAGTCAAGGGCCATAGTTTGGGGTCACCGCGTTGATCGATGCGCCCGAGACGGGCTGCGTCGAGTTGATGCCGATGTTGATCGTGTCCGTGTACCACATCTGGCCGCGGGTATCGCCCAGATGTTGGATGGAGACCACCTTGTATAGGCCGTCAGCGTCGAGGGCATTCTGGCCGATGAAAAAGTTCTGCGCGTCTGCGCCGTAGGCGACGTTCAGGTTTGGCGTCTGGATGCTCGCGTTGTCCAGCTTGATCGGTTGCCCAGGCCGCTTGATCAATGGGTTGATCAGGCAGCGGACATTGACCCCGGCCGGCGTCAGCTCTGGCATGCCTATCATCCCGGTCTTGGTATTGATGACCACGGCCTGGTCATTCGTTGTCCCTTGGGCTGGCGTGCAGTTGAACTCGTCGTTTGCGTAACCCCATGACAGGTTGTGGCTGTCAGCGAAGTTGCCCATGAAGTCGCGCGTCATGCCGTACATGACCCGGCCTCGCGGCATCTTGTACTCCGGCAACGATGGGGCGTATCCGGGATTGATCCCGTACTGCGAAAACGACTGCCCGATGGCGGCGTGCATGTCGGACGGCCCCCATCCTGCAGCTAGCGAGGTGTTCATCACCGCGCAGCTGTGTGCCACATCCGCGCATTGAGCCAGGATCTCGACATAGGTGTCTGTTGGGTTTTCCCGCCCGCGGCGCGCTTGCCGCAGCTGACCCTTGAAAATCGTGTCGCAGTTGCCCTCGAAGCCGGCCTGCAGGATGACGTTTAACGGTGCCACGCCATTCGCCAGCGTGCCGTCAGGGTTGTATGTCGGGTTCAGGGCGGCAAGCTGTTTTGCGGTTGTCGCACTGGGGTTGTAGATCCTGATCTCCGCGCTGCCCGGCATGCCGGTGAATGCCTGCTTGACGAAGAACCGGATGCGAAACGCAGACAGGTCCAGGGCATTTCCACTGGCGTCCAACTGGACCAGCAACTTGATTGCGCGTATCCACTGTTGGGTCATGGCGTTGTCACGTAGTAAAGCCAGGTGCTGACGCCCAGGCTGTCGAATGTCGGTCGTGCCAACAGGTCGCCGTCGGTGGCCACATACAGGCCTCCGCCGATGCCCAGGTGCTCGTACTGGGCCAGCAGGTCGGCCCCGGGCAGCAACGGCAAACTGCAGGCCAGCTGGTTGCCGGCGATATCGTTGATGTCGAGGAACCAGCCGCCCTCATGGGCGTCGCGCCATACCAGAACGAACTGGTAGGTAGTCGAACCCAACTGCACACGAAACTGTTGTGGTCCGGTCGAGAGCGGGATTTTGTACTCGGCCATATTAACCACCCGTGATCGAGCTCAGGATGCTCTGCGTCTGAGGTTGCGGGATTTTTGTGCCTGCCTCCGCCACCGGCGCGGTCTTCTGCGGCTGCGCCTGGTCGCTGGCGGATAGCGTGGCAGTTTGGGTGCTGACGATGATCACTTCGCAAAACACGATAGTGACCATCAGCGCGTTTTCCGTCTCCTTGTCAGTGATCACGGACAACTGCTTGATTAGCATGTTCTGGTACTGCCGCTTGCCGGTGGACAGGTCGAACGGTATACGGCTGGCCTGGAGCTGAAGCAGCTGGTTGTACATCTGCTGAAGGCTCGTCACGCCGGAGAAGAACCCTCCGCTGAATACGCTGTTCAGCAGGGCCATCTGTTGCGACCAGCCGAGCTTCGCGGTCACCTCGGCCGGATTCTTGTACGCGTGGTCTGAGATGGCGGCACTGGCCTCGACCGGCTGATTCGTGATTGTCAGCGTGTCTGTGTGCTGCTCTTCGATTGTCACGTCCGGCATGATGCCGGCGAACTGGCGCCGAGAGGTAAACAGAAGGGTTTCGATGGTGCTGGAGAGGGCCATATAGGTTTTACCGTTTTGGAGGCGGAGGCGGAGGCGGAGGCCCTTTCGGCCTGTCGTTCACATTTGGGTAGCCATTGCCGCTTGGCTGCTCAACAATCACCCCTATCAGGACCAGGACTATGAAAAGCAGAAACGATTCCATTCCAACCCCTCATCTTGCTGCAGTGCTCAAGTTGCGTACGAGCAAGGCGTTTACGTCGTTCTGAGCTCCGGCAACCGCGGACGCGGTCTCCTGCGGCTGCGTGGCGCCGTGGATGGTCACGTTGGTGGTTTGATTGAGGGTCGGCGCCGCCGGCAAGTTCTTGTTCGCCGCGGCGGCCACCATCTCGCGGCTGTACGGGTTGTAGCCGTTCTCCACCTTGATGATGGCGTCCATCATGGTCTGCACAACGCGCGGGTCCCGCATATTCAGCGCGTCGGTTTTCGATACGCCGAGCGCCTTGGAGACCTTGGCGATGTAGGCCTTCGTGTTATTCTCGCTGGGCGGCGCGAATTGGCTGATCATCTGGCTGACGGAGTCCAGCCCGCGGCCGGCGTACAGCTGCAACTGGCGTGAAAGCGCGTTCAAGCCGGTCTGCGCGTCCTTGAAAACGGCGAAGCGGCCGCCGGGGCCGGCTTCTTTCGTGGCGCCGGCCTGGTGGGCGAAATTCAGATTTCCGGGATTGTTGTTGCGGATGCCGCGCGCCTGCGGTTTGCCGGCCGCGGCCGGCGGCACCGGCGCGACAGGAGCTTTAGGTGATGCAGGTGCTGGCGCGCCCTGGTAGGGGGGCATGCTGAGCATCTCCCGCGTCGACGCCCCCATCCGATTGAACGCTGTCCGGGCATTCTCCAGGATGTTCGAGCCATGTTTGCTGGCGCCGTCGGTGTCGCCGCGAAGCAGGGCAGCCAGGCCATGAGCAAGCTCGCCAATGTTCCGGATTACGCCGCGCAGCGTCTCGCTGAATACCTCGCCGATCCACTTGCCGACCGGCTTCAGGTACTTTTCGAGCGCATCACCCAAATCCTTGAACGCGCCGCCCAGATCGCCGAAGGCATCACGCAGGTCTCCAATGCCACCGATGGCGTTCTCGATGTCACCAGACCACGACGACCAGTCAATCAGGCTCTGACCGCCATCCTTCCAGGTTTGATAGTCATCCCACAGCAGCGCGACGGCAGCGGCCAGGGCCAGTACGATTCCGATTGGGCTGGCCAACATGGCAAGGTTCAGCCCGCTCCACGCCAACGACAACGCCTTAATGGCTAGGCCAGCTGTCGCTCCGAACGCCACCCAGCCAGCAGCGAACGTGCCCAGCAGTCTGATGGCCGCCTTGGCTTCCGGCGACAGATTCCGGAACCACGTCACCGTGCCGATGATCATGTCCTGCACTGCGCCCAGTGCCGGGTGAATCACCTTCATCAGCTCGCCGCCGATCTTGAACAGGACCAGCTGCATGGTGTTGTACAGCTCGCGCATATCTTGCATGAAGTCGCGCGCGCCGACGGCCGCCGTATCCTGGTCGATGCCGATGGCCTTCGCTATCTGCCGATAGCGCTGCATCTGGTAGACGAGAGATCCGTCCCGCATCGCCATCAGCGTTTTCTCGTCAATGCCGAGGGCATTGGCGTAGCTGTTGGCCTGGTAGTAGGGCATGGCCTTCAGCCGGGCGCCCAGGTCCTGGACGATGTCGACAGTGTCGCGAAGCTGGCCGTTGGCCTGTTTCGTCTGGACGCCTAGGCCCTCCAGCATGCCGTAATAGCCCGGCGAGTTGCGCAGATTGCGCGCCAGCGACTCCAGCGAACCGCGCGCGCCATCGGCGGTTCCGCCCAGTTGGCTGACGGCAAACTCGAATGCCTTGATGTTGTCGCTGCTGGCCTTGGTGCGCTCAGTGACGTAGTAAAGGTCTTCCAGGCTGCTGGCGATCTTGGTGATGCCGGCCATGGCCACCGTGGCTGTGGCAGTCATGGCGATCCCGAATTCCTGGATGCGGTCGGTTGCGGCCTTCACCGACTCCTTGAACTTGGTCTCGCTGGTGGTATCGACCTGAAAGCCCAGGGCGACCAGAAATTCCTTGAGGATACTGGTATCAGCCATGGGGGTTCCTTCGTTCTCGGTATTCGCTCAGCCGCTGCTCGTTGTCAGCTCTCACGTCGAGCGCATCATTCATCAGGGCGATGTCGGCGAGGTCCAGCGAGCCATCCTTCAGGCTCTCGTATTTGCACATGCCGTTGAGGACCGGCCGCATCAGCCAGTCTTCTCCGCCCGGCAGCCGGGCCCATCTCAGGCCTGATTCTCCGGCGGGCTGGCAGTCTGCTTCGTAACCAGCCCGGCCATAAAACCCCCGAGATTGTCGCGCAGCACGCGCACCACCAGCGGCAGGATGGTGGACAGCTCCATGTCGTCGAACATGCAGACGCCGTTCAGCCAGACGCTGGTCCACTGGTCGCCCTGGCGCCGGCGGACAACCGACATGCAGGTCGCGATGACGAACTCGGCATGGTCGTCCGGCATATCGGCCAGCGCGCGCGCCAGCGGCTCAGCAGCGGCCGCCAACCCGGCAGTGTCGCTGCTGAGCAGGTTGTCGAACCCACCCTTGGCCGCCATGGTGAACAGCGGGATCAGCGCCGGGATCACCGGCGCCAGCCGGCGAGATAGATGGAACTGCTTCATGGCGTCCAACTTGCCGGCGCGGTATTCGACGCCATTCAGTTCAAACTCGATCATGGCCGGTCCTTATTGCTGGTAGGTGCCCAGGATGCTGTCGATCTTAATGGCGTCAAAGTGCCATTCGACGATGTCGGCATCCTCCGCGTTCTTCATGTTCGGCTTACGTTTGAACGCGCAGCCGCGCGCGACATGCAGGTCGCCAACTGCCGAATTGCTGGCGCGGATCAGATTGGTCCCCCATAGGCTGGAGGACATGGATTGCAGATCGTAGGCCGCCATCAACTTGGCGTTGGCCGGCGAGGTCTTGAGCAGCCGGATGATCACGTTGCCCGATTTGTCGGCGTGCAGGCTGTGCATGCCCTCGGAGTCCGCGCCGATAGTCATCGTATTCTTTTCCCCAACCGGGTTGAACTCGATGCCCTCCTTGGCGACGCCAGCGCCGGCACCGACGTTGATCATTACGCCGGTAGCGACCAGCGTGACCTTGTAGTCCTGAAACGAATAGGTAGCCATGATTGCCCTCAGCGGTTGACGTTGATGATGACGTTGATGCTGTGGATGGCGCCGGCCAGTTTGCCGGCGATCTGCAGCGTGGGCGCCTTGCGCGCAGCGCGGTCGGCCTGGGACTGGCTGGCGACCGGCGGCGCGTAGATGTAGTAGCCCTTGGTCAGTACCTGATTCGGCTGTAGCGATCCGATCGCCGGTCCCGTCCAGAGGCCCGGGGCGAACAGACCGTTGTTGATGGCCGGCTCCATCGCGTCATGCTCGATGCCGGCCACGATCTGGTTCACGCCCTCGTCGGTCTGCGGAATCTTGGTCTGGCTGCCGTACAGCACATTCCACGCCGCCGTCTGGGTCGCGTTCTGCAGCCAGTCCAGACCCTGGCGCTCGTCGAAGAACCAGCCACCGCTCATCACGCCTTCCTGGATGATCACGGTGTTGTTGTTGTACGGCGCCAGCACGTTGCAGTTTTTGGCTTTCAGCGTGGCCGCCTGGGTCTCGTTCAGCGACTCGGCAGCGACACCCGGCTCCTGCTTGAACTTCAGGGTGATGGTCGAGCGGTTGGCGGTGAAGTCGACCGTGAACGCGCGGCCCATCAGCGAGCAGACCGCGTAGGCCGCACTGCTGCTGTATTGCACGCAGGTCCGGTTGTAGCCCAGCGCCTGCATCTGGCTGGCGATGTCGCTGGTCTGCGTCGGGTCCATGCAGGCCGGGTCTTGCGAGGTGATGCCGTAGACACGCGACGGGCTCGCACCCTCGATGAATGCGGCCACGGCCAGGTGGTCGCTGGTCTGCACGCCGGTGGCGGCGACAGACAGTCCGTACCAACTGTTGTTTTGCGCCAGCGTCGCAACGGCGCTCGCCAGAGATTCAGCGGCGATGCCGGAAACCTGGGTGCCACCCTGGCCGGTGTTGAGACCCATCAACGCCGAGATATCGGTGCCGGAAGTCGGCGCAGTGGCAAACAGGACGGAGGACGTTGCGCCGGTGGTGGCACTGGTGATGTCGAAGCGGTTGAAACTGGCGTTCCATGTTACCGTCGCTGCGCCGGCCAGGGCCGCCGTTACCAGCGATGCGACGCCGTTCAAGTTGGTGGCGCCGGACAGGTTGACGCCAGACAGCGACTTGACCGTGCCGTCAACGCTGACCTTCATCGCCCCCGTCGTCACTGCGGTGAAGTTGGCCAGCGCCTGGGCGGCCGCCGACAGCACAGCACCGTGCAGGATGCCGCTGGTGGCGGTTTGCGCCCAGCGGCCGATATACAGCAGGGATGGCTGCGGGGTTTGTCCGAAGTACAGCGCAGCTGCCTGGTATTCCGGCGCCGTCAGACCGAAGTCACCGGCCACACCGGTCAGCCCGGAGTAGGCGCGAATGCGCTCATTGGTGTCGATCACCGGCGAGGAGCCAGCGATCAGCATCGCGCCGAAGTTGCGCACGGCCGCGGCGATCGGCGACATGACGATCTGGACGTTCACCACGTCCGAAACAGAGAGGGCGTTGGATGCCATCGTGTAGGTCTCCAGGGTTAACCCTTCTGGATCTGGAAGGGGGCGGAAAGCAGGTTGTAAATCGGGTAGCTGCGGATGACCTGGCGCCGGAAGCGGATTTTCAGGTCGTAGCGGCGCTGCCATTGCTGGTTGATCAGCTCCGGCACGCCGAGAACTGAATCGGCGCTCTTGAGGCCGATGCCGCAATAGAGCTGCATCGCGCTGTTGTTCTGGCCCAGATACAGGCTGTCGCGTAGTACTGTGGCCAGGGCCTGGGCGTGCGGCCCGTAGAACGAGCAGAGCAGTTCGATGGTCTCGTGTCGCTGAAGCGTCTCGCCGCCCTGGCCGCTGTTGGCGTCCTGGTCGTGAGTGCTGACAGGGTTGGCGTCTCCGTCTGTGACGGTCACGCCCAGCGCGCACCAGTTCACAGTCGGCTCTGGCACCGTCGGCACCACCGTTTGCCACATAGGGCGCACCAGGCTGCCGGGCAGCCCCGTCAGGCCGACAACCATCTGCTGGAGAATGTCCTCCAGTGCCGTGTCATCGATAGGCGCAGGGCTCCCCGCCGGCGACAGATAGCCGCCGGTGGTGGAGTCGTTGCTCATGGTATTTCCTATCCGGAGAAGGGGATCAGGTCGCAGTAGGCGCAAACGAATCCGCGGCCGAAGTTGCCGAAGTCCTTGACGTTGGTGACGGTGTAGCGCTTGCCCTTCCACTGAACGATGTCAGCGTCAGACCCATTGCCGCCATCCTGCAGCGCGAACACGGTGTGAATCGTGATCGAGTCCTTCTTGCGCTGCCCGCTGGCCAACCGCTCCAAGAAACTGCCGTTGTCGGTGGTGACTACGCCCGCAAAAGGAAGGAGGGCGGTCGAATTGACCGCCCTCCCGTTGTCGCCTACCGTCTGCGTGTTTCGCTCACAGACTAGGCCTCTGTCCATGAATCTCGGGTTCAATATCACCCGGGTGACATCGAGCTGGGCCATAGGCTATTTCGTCCTGAGAACGTAGGTGATGGAGTTGCGCAGCTGGCCGGTGTCGACCAGCGGTTTGTCGCCAGTGCGGCCTCTGCTACGGCGCGATGCCAAGGTGCTGGGCGCCAGAGGCGTCAGCTCATCTCCGGAATTCAGAACCGCTTGGGCAGCTTTCTGGGCCTTGGTCCCCGCCGCTTCCATCGCATTTTCTATTTCTGATGGCTTGCCTGCCAGTGCCGCCTCTGCCGCCTTTTTCATCGAGTTGGCGATGTCGTCCTGAGCATTGATGATCCCAGGCTCCAGAAACGGCCTAGGCGGTAGCGTCACCGTGTGGGCTGGGATAATGTGCGTGGTGGCAAAGTTTGCCTTCCGACTTTTGACGAAGCGGCCACCATTGGCGAGCTCACCGTCATTCCCTACCTTCCGGTAGAGCGTAACTGTTCGCTCGGGTATCTGGATCGTTCCGCCGTTGGTGTGGATATATCCCAGCACTGCGTTGCTGACCGGATCGCCTTCTTTCCGATCGGCATTGCTTCCTGGTATGCCCACCAGCACGTCACGGTTCACCAAACTCTTGATCGACTTCATCACCTCGGTCAGATTGTCCTTGGTGGTAGTGACCTTCACAGCTGGATACCCCCTGCACCGATGCAGCGCGCCAGCGTCAGGAAGCGGATGCCGTAGGTGGTCAGGTTCCAGAAGCCGGCGCCGTCTAGGATGGCAGCGCCACTGTCGTAGCTGGCGCTGACTTTGTCGACGCTCTCACCAGTCATCGGCCCGCGCACCTGGCCAGGAGTGGCACCGGTGGAGGCGGTTTCTGCCGCGTCATCGGCCATGGCTAGGTGGTGGGCGATGTAGAACGCCGTGCCTTGCTGGAGCAGATCCTCCCAGCGATCCGCGGGCAGGATGCTGTTTGCCAGTCCTGCCCAGAAATTCACCTCTCCATCGGGATAGCGAGTGGTGTCGGAAAACTCCGGCAGGATCTGGCGGAAGGTTGCTGCGTCCATGGTCGGCATGGCTGGTCCTTATTGCGCTGCTGCGTTGTCGGTGGTGTCCCCCACGGCGGACTTGGCGTCAGCCACAGCACCGTCTCCGGTTGCCGGCGCCTGGGCGGCTGCCTTTTTGCCCTTGTCCGCCACGGCAGCCTTGGTGAGGACGTCAGGCACCGGTGCGGTGTGGGCCTTGGTGTACCAGTGGTCGGCCACGAAATCCTCGACCTCCTGCACGCCGGCAGCGATTTCGTGTCGCGCGCCGTCGGCCAGCGTCAGCACGAACGCCTTCACTACGTTGATGACTTGCATGGTAGCTCCCTTACAGGCCGTCGCGGTAGCCGGCGGTTTCCGGGTAGACGAATTCGACCACACCAAGCTTGCCGAAGTAGGTGGTCAACTGACGCAGGTCGCGGTATTCGACCGGGGTACGCTGCAGCGGAACCAACGGGAAGCGCACGCGCTCTATGTCGTTGATGTAGGCCACCATCCGATTCGAGTTGGACGCGCCGCGCTGATACAGCCACTTCAGCGGCTGGATGTTCAGCGGCTTGCCATTGAGGCTGTTGCAGAGCGAGTTGGCCTTGATGAATTCCAGCACGCTGATGTTGCCGGCGCTGCTGATCAAGGTGCCGACCAGCTTGCTGAACTGAACCGGTGGCAGGCGAACTTCGTCCGGGCACAGCGCGTAGCCGGTAGCCGCCCAGACACTGTTCAGCAGCTCGTTGACGTCGTCCAGCATCTGCTGAGGCGTTGCGGTTGCCCAGTTGCCAGTTTGGGCATTGGTCTGGTTGACGTTGGGGTTGTTGACCAGGCCGGTCACACCCAGGCCGGCATCGCCGATGTACACCTGCTCGTCGATGTCCATCTGGTACTTCAGCTGCATTCCGCTGAACTTCTGGGAGTCAACGGGGCGACCCAACTGCTGGGCGGATGCCAGCTCCGGCAACGTCCAGCCCAGCTGCATGCCCCACAGGGTCAGCGGGTTGGGGGTCTTGCCGATGTCCAGCTCGATACCAGCGATGGCATTGGAGTCCTTGCCAATCCAGTTCTTGCCATTCGGCGACGGGCCGCCGGCAGCAGCGAAGCTGGAGTTGGTGAAGGAACTCACCTCGTCACCCATGGACACGTCCTCGCGCAGTTTGATGTCGCGCGACCAGGTGACGGACGCCAGCGGCATGTGCAGCTTCTGGTCCAGGCGCTCCAGCTCGCCAACCAGAAAAGCGCCGGCGCTGTCGATGGTTTGTCGATCGTAGGTCAGCATGTCTACCCCTTAGATGTTGAATGCGATCTCGACGTTGCCGGAGGCATCCGCCGCGCTCATGAACGTCGCGTTCACGGCGATGGTGTTGGTGGAGTCGGCAGCAGCTTCGATGCCTCCGATCGGCTTGCCGGTGGCGGCATTGGCAACGCGCACATACACCTGGCCCGACTGGGCTGCGGTGCCGGCATTGACCTTCACGGTCATGTAGCCGCGTCGCATGTTGTCGATTACGCCCTTGGTCGGCGGCGTGGCTGCGCCCAGCGGATCCTGGCCCGAGTTGGTCGGGTAGGCGCGCACCAGCAGGCTGTAGACGTTGGCAGCGGTGTCGCCGGAGCCGATCGGAACCAGTTTGCCGCTCACGATCTTCCCGAACAGTCCATAGCTTGGGAACGGGTTGTTGGGGTCCAGCATGGCCGGCTCGATGGTCGACTGCGACGGGCGGGAAACCGCGCCGGGGATGCCGGACGGCATGCGGTACAGGATGGAGTTGCCCATCAGTTGCTCCTTAGCGACGGTTGGCCCAGAACTCCTGGGCAGCTTGGTTCATGGATGCCGGCGAAGTGGTGCGGCCGAAATCCTTCGTGGTGATGCCGCTGCGTGCGCCGGTGGAGTTGTTGCGCTGCCTCATCAACTCGGCGGCGCCAACGAACACCGAGTTCAGCGAGTCGGCGGTGAGGGTTTCCAACTGGCGACCGGCCAGGAACGGCGCGACGACGGACTTGCCTGCATCGCTGGTCATGACCTCGGTCAGCACGCGACGCTGCAACTTGGTGGCGGCGTCGACGGTCTTCACGCTGTCGGTGGTGGGGATGGAGAAGCCGGGGCTCAGGATCTCGGCGCGCGCCACCAGTTCGCGGTAGGCGTCGCCGGTGTAGGTGGTGCCCACGTCAGCTTTTCCGGCCTTTTCCGCCTCGATCACGGTATCGTCGGTCTTGCCCTTATCATCCTTCTTCTCGTCCGGGTCCTCGTCGTCGGTCTTCATCTCCTCCAGCGAGGTTTCGACGTCGCCGACGCGCTTGCTCAGCTTCTTGACCTCGGCAAAGATGGCATCGAGGACGGCGCGGTCGCCGGTCTTGGCCTTGCCTTCGTCCTTGTCTTCCTTGTTGTCGGGATCTTCATCGCCGGTCTTGTCGCCTTCTTCGATAGCCTTGGCCAGACCTTCGGCATCGCGAGAGCTAAAGGCGGCCCAGATGCGATCCTTCCAGCTATGCAGCTTGCTCATTTGGGGTTCCTTGTCTTGGATGGCGCAGCGCGGGCCGGCTCGGCCTCGATCAACTAGCGCAACGTGGTTGCCGATGATGTTGCGTTGATACCCATTGCCGGGCGTCTCCTGCACATAGTCGGCGTCGTAGCCGCAAGAGACCTGTCGCAGGCCCTTGCGAACCAGCTCGATGGCCTCTGCGTCGGTGATGAGCAGGTCGGCAATCAGCAGGTCTTGGTCCAGGCCCTCGCCGCGGCGGACGTTTTGCACGACGCCGACAGAGAGTTCCTTCCAGTTCTCTGGGGTGACCCAGTCATCTGGGTGGTCGATGGTTACCGACTTTCCCTCGAAACTCGCGAGCGTTTCGGGTCGGAACACCTCATCGTCGCGGCGGTGGATCTGCACCTGGCCATTGGAGCCGGCATCGACCGGCACCTCGTTGGCCAGATACAGCTGGGTTCCGGTGCGCGCGATCGGGACGTCGTGGCAAACCAGATAGCCTTCGGGTGTGACGCTCTGCGTTGGCCCCAGCCGCTCCACCGCGTAGAAACGCAGCTTTCCGGCCGCATCCTTTACGATCCGCGGCCGGGGTTGTCCGGCGGGAGCTGCCATCTCGTTCTCCATGAAAAAGCCCGCCAGAAGGCGGGCGGTTCAATCCGGGATAACCGGCTCTGGGTAACATCGGCATCCGTAGATGCAGCCGGCGTGAGCGCGTGCGCCTGTTCGGCTGTCAGCGACCGGTGGCTGATCCCATGGGATGAATTTTCCGTTCAGCACCCGATGGTCGGAACGCACATCGCTATCGCCGCAGGTCCGCCAGATGTAGCCGGTGCTGCCGATGTGCTGCGCGCGGGCCTGGGTGAGCGTGGACGCAGTGCGCGATACCTCAGTGCGGGCGATCAGCTTCGCCCGGCTGGCGGTCACCTCGCCGGAACGCATGATCTCCTTGGCGATTTCACTGGAGCGGGTGCCATCCTCAATGCCCTGTAGCGTAAGCCGGTGAACGCGCTCAGCGGCCTCAAGCGGCAGGCTCTTGATCAGCGTCACCTGCTCCTGCAGCAGCGATTGCATGACGGCACCGGTCGGCGATCCGCGGATCTCATTGCGTAGCGCCTTGGACATCTCAGCCGACATGCCCATCCAGGCCTGAACGTCCTGGTGCTGGACGTTGGCCAGCATCCGGCCGGCGGTGGCCTCCGCCCATTCCGTCAGGGCCTCAGCATAGCGCCGTAGGATGGAATCGATCTTCGGGGCCGACTCCGGCGCGCCGGTGGGAAAGGCGTTGATGATGGCGCCGATGTGGTGGGCCACCGCTGTCAGCTGGCCGGCGTACTCGCGCTCAATCCTGGCCGTCTTGACCGGTGACGACCTTGGCTTCCTGCTGCGGTCCCTTGTTCGCGCTTTCCGGTCCATCGCCGCTCCCTTCATCCCCATCCATCAACTCTCCGGCTCCGGGCGGCGGATCGTTCTCGGCCTCCTTGATGTCGTCGTCGGTTATGTTCGACCAGATGCCGGTCACATGGCTGTTTTGGCGCAGCTCCTTCAGCGCCGTGGCGCGGTCGATCAGCTGCGCGTCGTAAGCGTCACCGACGGACGTTGTCACCTTGCTGGCGATATCTGCCTTCTCGGTGTCGGACATCTGCCAGAGCGCGCTGAACTTGAAATCGAACCCGTCGGGTAACGGTCGGCCCAGCTCGGAACGACTGAGGACATCCAGCAACGTGGTCATGCCTGGGCGCAGGTCAGTTTCCTGCCCCTGGTTCACGTTGTCGTAGTAGTTCCGCACCTCGCCGGAGTGATCGCCGCCCAGGCCGACAGGTGCCTGTCCGAACAGGCGAATCATCGGTATACCTAGCGCGCCGCTAACCTGCTGGGCGAACTGCAGCATCAGGTCGGACAGACCGCCGAACGAGTACTGATGCGCCTCAAATGTGTCGCTGGCGTCCATCAGGGTCATGCCCTCGTTGGACTGGTACAGCCGGATCATTTCGATCTGCTTGACCAGCGCCTCGAAAGCTTTACCTCCCGTCGCGATCATGTCGCGCAGCTTCTCGACCTTGTACGTGCGCAGGTGAGCCTTGTAGACCAGCTGGGCCGCGCCCTGGGTGGTGGAGTCGAACGCCACCAGGCGATCCCACAGGCGCTCAAGGACCGACTGCCCCCAACCGTTTTCGGCGATGCGTTGCCAGTAGGGCAGGCGGACGCCGTCGATGCGTATCAGCCGGCTGTGGTGGATGCGCTGCTCCATCAGCGCCATGGCATCGGCCACTACGCTGTAGAACTTTGGCTTGCCCAGATCCGGGCCGTACTCGGTGACGAGGTTTTCCAGCGATGGCTGCACCAGCCAGCGGTCCAGGACCAGCAGGCCCTTGAACTGGCCCTTGCCGATGGTATCCAGCCGCAGCGGTGTGTCCGGCCGCTGGCCGTCGATCATTAGCATGGCCACCGCGCCGCCGTACAGCCGCGCCCACTTGATCGTCTCGCACAGCTGATCCCAGATGCGCAGGCGGCCCATGGCGCGCTCCAGACGCTCTTGATCCTCCGGCGTCATGTCGGACTGCATCTCAATGCCGGCGCGGGTCATGTCCTGGGCGACGACGTCCACTGCCATGCCGGCGATCCAGCTGGACCGGTACACTGCTTCCATCTGCACCCGGTTGCGGGTGACTAGGTCGAACGTGTAGCGGCTGGCGTCCGCCTGGCTTCCGGCGCCGAGGCCGACCCGAGCGGCCAGGTTCTGGAAGCTGTCGCCGACGAACGCCTTCTGCGATGCTCGCGCGGTGTCCGTCTGGTGCTGGACGCGCCGAGCGGCCTGACGCAGCTCGTGTTTTTTGTTGATCCTGCTCATCCTGCGAGCCTTTCCCAGATGTCGAGGGCGCGAGTGGCCGGCTGGTAGCAGATCATCACGGCGTCGGCCAGGTTGGGCGACTTTGTCCCCTCCGGCGTCTTGTCGATGCAGATCTTGCCGACCTGGTTGATGGTGTATGTGGGCTGGGACAGTTCCATCGTCAGCGCCGTCAGCTCTGGCATATCAGGGTCGATCGAAATGATGTCGTCCGGGTCCACATCCTGCCCCTCGACAACAGCGCGGTAGGTTTGCTGGAAGCGCAGGCGCAGCGCCCACCAGGCCTGTGCCTTGGCGTTGGCGAAGAAGTCCTTGTTCTTGCGCTCCTTCACCATCTCGCCTTCCGGGTCGTCTACCGGCCCTGAGCCGCGAAACGGTTCGTCACGGACCTGCTGCGTCCCTGCATCCCGCCGCGCCTCGTTGATCACTCGCGCGTCGCCACGCACGCCGGCGCCGAGTCCGTCGGCGTCGTAGTCGAAGCACTCATAACCGCGCTCATCGCAGATGGCGAATGCCTTCACCACGGTGTCGTAAATATCGCTGCCCTTGCCGGACCACGATTTCAGGTATTCCAGCAGGAACCCGTAGCGGCCGGCGAATGCGTTCTTGTCCTTGCCCTCGTCGGCCACGTCCAGCGCGCCGCGGCGCATGCCAGTCGGCTCGATTCCCAGTTTGATGTGGGCGCCGATGGCAGCCTGCACCCAGGCGGAGGGGATCACCACGCCCTCGACTGATGCCGAGTAGTTGATGTCGATTTCCTGGGCTACCGTGACCTCGTCCAACTCCCGGCATTGTTTCTCGTACCAGGCGTCGTCTTTGCGCGGGTCATCGCGCCAGTGGAAGGTAAACACGTCGATCTTGCCGCCGAACCGCTTCTGGGCGAACGGGTTTCCCATTCCGTTCGGCGTGCTGATGTCCTGCCGGCAGTTTGTGGTGGCCGACAACGATGCATCCACCAGATGCGGACGCTCCAGAAAGGCCGCCTCGTCCACGATGTAGAACGAAGACCGGTCCCCCCGGCCGATGCCATCGCCAGACTCGCCAGTGATCACAGAATCGGTATCCGGGAACATGATGCGCATGTGCGGCGCGTGGGCGTTGATGTTCCAGCTGCCGCGGAACTCCGGCGGGAGCAAGTGGAGGAACTGCCGGGCCTTCCAGAACAGCGACTTCGGCGCACCGATCTTGTCGACGTATTCCTCTTTGCGGGAGCCGAACCCGACCACGACGCCGGTGTTGAACAGGCAGACCGTGTCGGCCAGCGCGATGGTCAGCCAGGACATGCCCATGTCCCGCGTCTTCTCGGTTATGCCGGGCTTGCGCAGCTTCCAGTGATCCATGAACCACTCGATCCACTCTTCCTGTCTCGGAAACAGCAGGAATGGGATGCTGGCCGGCAGCCCGCGCTCAACGTTGCGAGGGTCGAAGGTCATGCCCCAGTCGATGATGAACTGCGCCGGGTGGTCGCGGTAGTACGCCTTCAAAGCCGGCAGGGCCGCTGGGTTGGCGCGCAGCCGCTGCAACCTCTCTACCCTCCACTCGAACACCTGGACATAGTCCGGGTTGCGGAAGTCGAAGGGGAAGGGGATCGGCATGTCAGCTCTTCATCAGGTCGGCGTAGATTTTGGCCGCCTCCATGGGGTCGTTGGTGTTCACGGTTACGGCCTGCAGCGGGCCGCCACCCTTGCCGGTCAGCTCCTGCTTGACGCGGTCGGCGTACTTCTCCGGATCGCGCGCCTTCAGCAGGAAGATCAGCAGCGTGTCGCTGTACTCGCGGATGGTGCCGCACTTCTCGCCCTTGTAGAAAACTGGCCTGAGCGTCCCTTCCATGGCACGACGGGCGGCCTCGTCTTCGAGGGCTGCTGTTCCATGCACTACGGCGTCATCCCAGGCAGCAGAGAAACGCTTGTCCTTGGCCTTCAGCTCATACATATACCGGCGAGCCATTTTGATGGTGTTAGCCGCCTTGGTAACGTTGGCTGTATCCGCTAGCACCTCAAGGAATTTCTCCTTTTTTTCAGGTGTGAGTTTTGTGAGGTTTGCCATGAGGCGTTCGCCTCCTCGGCGGTGTGGTTGCCCGGATCACCTCCTTTCGAGGCGGCCGGGCCGGGATTTGTCTGTCCTGCTGGACGGGTAGTGATCCGGTGGAGCGCTGCCGGATCATCCGCGTCGGCGCGCTGCTGCTGATGGCGCTGATTGTCGGGATGTTCGCCGCCGCCTACGTCAACCACCGGATGCTGCTGATGGACTACCCGGATCAGCAGCGCAGGAAGTGGCGCACGCTGGCGTTCGAGGTGAGCACCGTCGCCATCGTCGCGCTGGGCGCAGTCGTGGTTTTCCTGCCTATACCCTGACCATCTCCGGGACGCGGTGGCGGGGCACGATGATGTAGTCGTCGCGCTGCACGCTCTCTAGGTAATCGAACCGGATAGTGGTGGCGCCGATCTCTGCGACCCGAGCCGCGCGGCCGGTGGCCATCAGCACATGCTGGCCTTCGCGCAGGTGGCAGGCGTCGAGGACGGCCTTGGCGTGTTCCATGTGCATGACGAGCTCCAGAAACGACGAAGCCCCGCTCGATGGCGGGGCCAGAAATGGGAACAGCCCGAACTGTGGACGTAGTTCGGGCTGCTGCAATTATCGTAGTTTTGTAACACTGCCGTGTCAAGTCCTGTGTTTATCTCAACGCAAATGCAAGGATGGCAAGGCCCATGAAGATGCCGACTGCGTCCGCGCCATTGCTGCTCATTTCGCCGATCAGGGATATGGTCAGGTTTACGTTCATTTTCTTTTTCTCCTCAAGGTTTCGTGGATAGCAGAAAGCCCCAGACGTGGTTAGCATCTGGGGCTTTCGATGTTTGAAAGGGCGCCTAACTCGACGCTTCTTTCTGCTGGTGGTACCGTTCCTGCAAGTGTGACTCTAAGCTCTTTTCTGGGTATCTATTACGGCCAACTCTAAACCGTCGTCCGCTTCACCTGCGCAGCCTATCCAGTCGTGGCGGGTACTTCCCTAGGTGTGGGTTAACCTCGAGGAGAGAGTGTTTATGCCGTCATCCGGCTCTCGTAGCTGATCCTGTCCAGAATTTCAGCAAGCGGCGATTCTAGCGCCTCATACGCCCGGTGCATCATCTGCTCAAGCTGCCCGATCACTGCCTTCTCGTAGCGGTGCAGCGTCATGTGGCTGGTGCTGTGCCGCTCTCCCAGGTCGCGACACCCCGGCCCGTCGCCCGTCGCCCATTTGCGGATGATGTCCAGGTCAGTCTTGTAGCCGAACTTCCCCGGGGTGTGTGTGGTCAGGTAGACCATCTCGGTGTCGCGCTGCACGTGTAGCGCCCACAACACGGCGCGCTGCTCGAACGGTAGGCGGTTGATCTTGGCCATGACCATCGCCGCCTGCGCCTTCATGTCGGTGGGTGACAGCCCTTCGAACGCCGGCGCCGTTGCTTCGCCGAACTTCTGCACTTTGACCATGCTCACGGTCTCGATCTGGAATGCCCAGCCCACCAGCGCGCGGATCGTCGAAAACTGCATACCACCTCCCCGATGTTTTTGTGTTTGCTCAGGCCGCGAACAGCGCGCCCTGGATTTCCTGCACCACCACCTGCACACCCGGCGTAGCGCCGTAGCGCTTGCGCACCGCGATGTCGCAGGCCTGAACGTCGTCCACCCACACGACGCCGTTCATGCCGTCGAACAGCGCCTTGACCACGTTGTCCGCGTCCGGCTTCTTGGTCGGGAACACCTGGCCGGCGAGAGCGGCGGCCTGTTTTTTCTTGCTCCAGCTGGTGGGGATCGGGAGTACCATGACGATGGAGACATCTGCCGGCCCGGTCAGCGGCGCGCGGCCTGCCATGGCGGCTTGCGCGGCCAGGGCGATCAGCCCCTCGTAGCTTGCGGTCTTCTCCGGCGTGTACATCCGGGCGAACTTGCCGCCGCGGGTGCTGACCTTGGGTCGGCCCTTGCCGACGGGCGTGCCGGGAACGGTGAATGTGATGCGGGTCGGGTTCATGCCGGCCACCTCACCAGTCCCAGCGCCATGGCGCCGGCCAGGGTCAGGGAGGCGGTGAGCACCACCGCGGCGACGGATTGCTGGTGGTCGGTCATGCCGGCACCCCCTGAAACAGCGCCACGGCCAGCAGCCATAGCGGAGAGGTGCAGAGCGCCAGGGCGATGACCAACGCGGCTCGGATCGCCCAGATCTTGGCGGGAGTGGGGGCCTTGCGTTCGCTCGACTCGATGGTGATTGATATTTTCACGCCGCATCCTCCATGGGGTTTGTTTTGGGCAGGTAGGGCTGCAGGGCGGCTGGGACTTCGTGGCCGGCTTTCTGCAATGCCTCGGCAGCCATGCGCTTACCGAGCGTCCCGCCCTTGTACACACCGCGCTCGACCTCTTCGGCGATGCGGAGCCAGTTGTCGATTCGCAGCCGATTGTCCTGCGGCATGCGCATGCTCTTTGCCGCCCTGGACACCTGCGCGATGTGCACCTCGGCTTCTTCGCGCGTCATGGACGGGCCGGCCAGTTTGCGCTGGGTCTCGTCCGTGAGCGTCGGGGTCGGCGGGGTGATGTCCCTGGCACATGCGGCCAGCGCGAACTCGTCTGCGCTGGGAGGGTGTTTGAACGTCGCCTGCAGGCCGTGACGCACATCGGCCGGCGTCAGGTGTCGGAGCTTGTAGGCCCAGATGTCCATGGCCTCAAGCACGCCGGCGTCGTGGCCGCGGTTCGGGCCTTCCTTCACGATCACACCGGTCTTGAACGCGTCCAGGAACCGGTTGCCGATGGAGCCGCGCAGCACGCGGAAGATCTCGCGCACCGAAGCGCGGTCAAGCTGGGATTGCGTCATAGCAGTCTCCGTTTCCGTCATTCAGGTACTGTTGACCCACGCCGATCGTGTTGGCGGCGGCGGTGCGTTGGTCGTGGATGTTGCTGGTGGTGGCCATACGGGACTGCGTGACCTTGTTGCGGTCGGCGTTGAACTGGTGCTGGTCCAGCAGCCACTTGCGGAACTGGGCCTGCCAGGCAATGACGTCTTTGCGGGATGAGCTCTGCGCCTGGTGGTGGGCAATGAACCGTTCCATCTCGGCATCAGGGTCGATACCGAGCTCGGCCGCTTTCAGCCGGCTGGTGCGGTCGGGCTTGAGGCCTTCAGGAACGGGGATGCCGTCGCGGCTGCTCGTCGGCGCGTGTGCGACACACACGAAAGAAGCGTTAGCTTCTTGAGTATTGGTGTCTGGTGTCTGGTGAGCTTTTTGCTGGGTTTCGTTTTCGCAACCCAAAGAAAACCCATTGGGTTTTTCATGGGTTTCATTTTCAGAACCTGATTCAATCCCAGCACCTATCCCAGCAGTAACCTTCCGCGGCCTTCCGCCTTTCTTTCCGTTTTCCTGAGCGGCCTTGATTTTGGCTTGTGCCTTGGCGATTTCTTCCTCTGCGCGGCGGTTGATCCACACCCCGTCCGCCAGCTCAAAGAACTCGGCCAGCACCACGTCGACAGCCGCTTTCTCATCGTCTGAACGGGCGCGGGAAACGCGGTAGGCTTGGTCGGCCGGAATGCCTTGTTCGGTGCCGTAGTAGCGATCCAGCAGCAGGGAGTACACGCCATGCTCGAGAATGGAGAGGTGTGCCGTGTCCTTGGCATAGTCGCCAAGGTGACGTTCGTAGTAGTTCATGCTTTGCCCCTGCTGATCGGCGTGCCAGGGTTGGATCGACGCCACATGTCGGCGGGCGATTGATCCGCGGGGACGTCAACGTGGTTGATTTTGTGGTGTGTCATGGCATACTTACCTCAATCACTTCGAACCCCCGAGAGCGGCTGCAACCGCGATGACCGGGGGTTTCGTTTTTCCCGCGACGCCGCGGGTGGCTTACTTCCCCAGAGCCAGCCGCTTCCGGCCGGCCATCGTTTCCGGCGTCGCCGGCTTCAACTTCCTTGCCCCTGGCAACGTGTACGCCATCAGCTTGGCCTGAGTGTCACCAGGCCGGAAAACCACCAGCACCGCGTCAAATGGGGCTTTCTGCGCCGCGCCAACGAACTGCAGGCGGGGGCGGATGCACCGCACTTCCGAGGCCAAGAACACATTCCGATGCCACCAGAGCACCGACGTCCGCGCCGGCACCAAGCAGACGACAGTCGCGCCCTGTAGGCTGCTCAGGCGGGCCTTGTCCATCCACCGCTTGGTGACATGCCCAAACGGGGGATTCATCCAGACTGTTTCGCCGCCCCAGTCCTGCGCCAGGCCGTTCATGGCCGGCGTGTAGTAGCGCGGGCACTTCGCCGTCTTCTCGGATGCACAAACGTCCACCGTGAACCCAAATTCAGCGTTCAATGATGCGAACAGATCATGGGGGGTTTCCCAGTCATCTCTACCGCTGCGGAAGTGGATGTTTTCGGCTTGATCAGCCATGAATTTTCTCTGCAAGGGTCATCAAACGCCGGGTGGCTGAGTGGATTGCGTTGAGGACTTCGCTGCGCTTTATGTCGAGCTTGGCCAGCCAAGCGCGAATATCTTGATCAGCATCACTACCGTGCTGCATGCAGTACATCTGGTGAAGCAGTACGTCATCAGCGTTGCTGATCCGGTCTTCTCGATAAACTGTGTCTTGCTCGCATTCGTCCGCCATAACTTTCAGGACTCGGTAGTCTCCCGTTGCTTGCATGAGTCGCAGCAATTCATCCGGGGTCATGTACTGAGGATTCGCTTGGCTCTTGTCCGGATTTATTTTTTTCCTGAACGAGTTGTAATTGATGCCAAGGAGCTCAGAGAGGTCGAGTGCAGTCTTTTTGTGCTTGTTGCACCAGGCTTCTGCAGTGTCCTTGATCGCCAAAAGAGTCTTAGTGCTCATCGGTCCTCACCAATTTCTCGAAAAATGATCATTTTTTACTGGCAGGGCGTTTGTCATACTTCACTCAACAGCACACGGAACAGCGGTCAGGAGGGATTTCTTGGAGATGGCGCCGCCTGTGACCGCTTCGATTGCAGCTGCATAGTTGGTTTCGCCAGTCCAGTCGGTCCGTGGGAGTCGGTTGCGCTTCTCCCACTTGCGAACGGCCTGATAGGTGACGCCACAAGCTTGTGCCAGCGGCTGCAGCCCGACCAACTCGATAGCCTGAGTGATGAGGTTCATAGTCATGCAGCAAATATTAGTACCAAAAGTTACCTTGCCGCAAGCAAGAAGGGGACTGATAGTTACGGAACTATCAGTTACATTTCCAGAAATGGAAGATAAACAACTGATCCTCGACGCCTTCGCGAAGCGCGTGAACATAGTTTGCGACCGCCTTGGCATCCCGCCAGCTGGCAAGAACCGGCAGGACATACTTGGCAAACGCTATGGCGTGAGCCAGAAAGCCGCGCGCAAATGGCTGGTTGGAGAGGGTTTCCCGGACACCGCGATCTCTATAAGGATGGCTGTTGACGCGAAGGTGAGTTTCGACTGGCTGATGACCGGCCGCGGGCAAATGGAGGTTGTTGAGTACTCAGAGACGACGCCTGATGACCTGCCTGTTGCGCGTCGATTGATCTTCACTGCAGATGGACAGCCAGTAGGGATTTTTGGAGAAGATCTTGCTGAGTTGAAGCAGACGCTGCAGGCGGCTCTGCAGGTCGTAGAGAAGGCGGCAAAGAACTGATTCTGCCGCCCGGCTGCATCATGCAGCCAACAGGGAGGTGATTCGGTTGATGTTTTCCTGGATCACTTGCCTGATGACCTCCTCATCACCCTTGATCAGCACTTCACAGATCATCCCATCAAAAACATTGATGACCAACGAGGCAATCTTTTTGCCAGGTTGTTGATTGTCTGCTGGGCGGAAATGGTGGCAATTCGGCATGTGAATGCAAGGTTCTTCCGTTTCGCTTCCGGTGCAAGCCATTTTCTACTCCGTTGTCTCTTATCTCTCGAACGCCCGTTTGCCGAGCTGTGGAGTCAGCCTACGCCATGGATACCCTGGTCGGGTAGTAATACAGATTTTCAGTCTGTACTCTTTTGCGACACTTTTGTCTCAATCATCTCCTGCACCAGCTGGACTACCAGCCGCACTTGCCTGGTATTTAGCTCAGTGGACAGGGCGAACAGCTTCTGGCACTCCATCATGTGTTCGTGGTCGATTTCGGCGCCGGTGAGCAGGTGGCTGGTGCTGACATTCAGGTATGCGGCCAGTCTGGATATCTGTTCGTCGTCAGGCATTTGGGATTTTAACCAGCGATTTACAGTAGACCGGTGTACCTGGAGGTGGGAGGCAACGGCTGTGACGGTGATGCCGCGGGCCTCGATGGCTGCGCGCAGGCGGGTATGGAACGTCTCGTCTGACACTGGCGGATACTACGCATTTATACGTACTCTTTACAATAGCAGCCGCACCGATCAAATTTGTCTCAAAATCTCAGTTGTTTGGACGCAACAACGCCCAGGCCGCCAGATTTTTGGCGTGCGAGGGCGGAGGGTTATGGGCGTTCAGCCTGTTTTTTGATGATCAGCGTGATCAACTGACAGACTTCATCAGGGCCACGGGCCAGCATGCGCTCGGCCAGATCATCCAGGGACTCGGCCGTGATATAGGCCTCGCCATCGGGTACGGCCTGCTCGCGCGGGCCGGCGCCGGTATACAGCCAGATCGGGTTCAACTTGAGAGCCTTGGCCAGGGAGAAGAAAACCTCCGTGGTCGTGTCTTGGCCGCCGTTCTCGATGTTGGAGAGGGTGGAGCGACCAATGCCGACCTTTCTTGCCAACTGCTCCTGATTCCATCCGCGGCTCTCGCGCTCAACTCGGATGCGCTCGCCGATCTGTTCCATGTGCATGCCCGTGATGATGGGCTATGGTTTTGCTCGTATGCTGACATGTGCGGTCGTAATATTGACATTGCGGGGCGCAAAAAAACCCGCGCGAGCGGGCTGGTCTGCGGGCGCCAAGTGTTTTTATCTGAACCAGAAGGTTGCAGGATGGCGCCTGGGATGAGTCTGCCGGCGCCGGCCGGCGCGGTCAATGCCTAGATTTATAGGCCGAACTTCTTCAGGATCATTGGTAGGACTTGCGCGAGCAAGACTGCGCTTACGACCCACATGATGATGCTGTTCTTGGCCTCGGCTACATCGGCTTTGGTTGCATAGTTTGACTTGATCACAGCGACATCGGTCGAGACAGTATTCAGTTTGTCTTTGACCTGAGAGATGTCCTGTTCAATCTTAGATACACGGGCTTCCATATCTCCATTATGGGGCGGCCCGCCGCCTTCGGCAACCAGACTTCCTTCAGGACGGCCTGGAAACGCCCCCTTTACGATGTTTGATTGGCTAGGACTTGGCGGCATCTGAGTTGGCCTTATTCCGTTTGTTGATCTCAATAAGAAAAGCGGCAGAGTACAAGCGCAGATATCCGCATTCCAAGCATTGCATCTGAACGGTATGCAATTCGCTGAACGGCCCGCTTGGCGACGGGGTATAGCAAATTAGTGGAATATTAAACTTATCTGCAAGCTGGTATGTCATCCAGTTGTCTTTGCCGCAGCTGTTGCATGTGAAGTTTACGCCTGCAGAATGCAAGGCTTTCATCACGTCTTCAAACGACAAGTCGAAATCACTCAATTCCTTGCTCCCGGCGCAAGCGCGCCTCAGCTTCCTCAATCCGGCACGACCACCTCAGCGTAGCAGCGGCAGTGGCCGACTACTTCGCGGCAGAGGCATCAATCTGTCTGGCAGACTGCTCCATGTCCCTGATCAAGCTGTTGAATGTCAGTCCGGTCGGTATCTGGTAGACCGGACCCTTTTCCTCAGCCGGGTAGACACCGAATGGAAGCGCGCGCGGGCCGCCGCGCAGGATAGATCCATCGCCGCGCGTGATGGTGGCGCGGGCCTCGGCCTCGCATTTCAAGGCACCGGTCTGATTCCAGTCTGTGACAATGAACGCGTTGACCTCAACGCTCAGCGACTTGCGGAAGGCCTGCTCATCGAATGGGCCGCTTCGGGTCTCTTCCTTGAGTTGCCGGACAATCCCATCCTCAGTCATGGTCTTGACTATTCTCTTCGCATCTGGCGACCAGCACTCTTCGATCTTCGGTTTCTCGGCGCAGCCGGCCAGCGCCAGGGCAGCCGCGGCCATGATCATCGCTGTCGTCTTCATTCCCAATCCCCCTACAGGCTATCCGGCGTGCCAATACCTATAACGTCGCACAGAACCGGGGTCAGATGATGTCCTGTTGCTGAGTGGAAGAGGGTGCATTCAACCCTGACCCTTTTCCCTTTTGACTGTTTGTATGTTTTCCACTGGTCTTTGTCCTTCAAGACCAGCTGCATGACTCTAACTCCCTGTTCTGGCATTTCATCAGGATCGGGATCTTGGGCATTTGTCGAAGCCACGTTGATCGGCTGATCAAGCTGCAGTGCTGGGAAGGTCACGGTTTTCTCTTTGCCGTTTGTGCAGCAGTCCACGCCTTTTCTATCAACCAGCGTCCCAACAAGCCCCGTCATCTTTCCGTACTGGACATCGAACGCCATAGCTGATGTGGCTGACAAGCTAAGAATGGCGATTGCCAGTGAAATCCTCATAAGCCTCTCCTTGTGACGTTGGCATTTTCCCCCGCACTTTTGGTCCTGCCTAGGTAACTTTCGGTGTGCCAGTTCCGCAACGTGCGCCAAAATAAGTAACTTTCAGTTCTTGACACGAGGTAACTAACGGTTCTAATCTCCATTCAACAGCCCAACACACCGGGCACCGATCTTGAACAACCCAGCAGCAGCACCCAGCAGCAGGGGCCGCCCGGAGGCAACCGGACGGCAAGCTGCAACCCTCCCCAGGGAAGCCCCATGAGCGGTGGACAATGCGCGTGGATCGTAAGCGCACCGATGGCAAGTGCCTTAGCTTCAGATGACGAGTGGAACGGGGGAGATGGCAGCCGCTTCGAGAGAGGCGGCAGATTGAAGCGGGTTCGTTGAGCCCGCTTCGCTCTGAAGGTCAGAAGGGGATGGATGGGTCTTTTTCGAATGGAGGGCGGGTTTCGCTGGCATGCACCGACATCTTGATCGACTCAGTCGATGGTCGGATGGAAAGGACATCGCTGTGCAGTTCGAAATTCAGATTGTTGATGGTTATCGACCATTCCTTCCCAGTGAGTTCCTGGAGCGCGCTAGTGAAAGCCTTCTCAATAGCGAGCGGTGTTATTTCTTTGATCGAGGTCTTTTCCATGGAAGTTACCCAAGAGTTGGTAGAGCAAACGTTGTCGCGCTTTGCCGTGCTGTTCCCGGTGCCGGAGCACAGCAAAACCCCTGAACTGGCCTTGATATGGTACGGCCTTTTCAATGACATGGAGGTGGAGGTTTTCTGCGCGGCATGCCGAGACTGTGCAATGGAACTGAAAACCTTTCCTCTGCCGGCCGATGTGCAACGGTTCGCTGGACCTTACCAAGTGGCAAAGATGATTCGCAAAAAACGTAGCCAAGCCAACACCGAGAACCAAGTGGCGGCGGGCGCAACGGAGTAG